TGTATTTTGCGCATAGAGAGGGATCTGACATAATCAATAAGAGAAATATCCTCCTCAAACTTTATTCCCAAATCTCTGATTCTCTGCACTAAAACAATATCGTCGATTTGCTCGTCTTGTTCGCAAGCCCTCTTCAAAACAGCAAAGAGTGTCCTGTGCAATAATGAATTATCGTAAAAATCAGACTCTCCGATGAGGTGCATGAAATTGAACAAGACTTTTGGCTTCTGGATAAATGCTGCTAAGACTTGTTTTTCGATTTCTAGACTATATATCATATACAACGCATAATACATACGTTGTTGACAGTGTCAAGGATTAATCTAACTCTTCTTCAAAAACATTTTGAGAATATTCTTGAATATAATTTTCAATAGACTTGATCAACCCAGACTCTGTAATTTGAGATTCACAATTTGTATAAATGATTGGTGTACCATCTTCAGAGCAATACGCTATAATGAAACCTTTATAGCATTCTGCGCCACCAGTTAACTCATACAGCTGCTCAAGAACTTTTTTTGGGAGTTCAAATTGCTTAAATTTTGGGTTTTCCATGTAATTAATTTTACACTACCCCAAAAGCTTTGCGAAAAATTCTTCTGATAATTTGTCATCTGGGTATATTTGTAACAATTTTATCCCATTTATCTCGCAGAAATCCATTTTTTTGTCATCCCTGCGTATTTGACTTAAAAAATTAGCCCTAGTTTTATGAAAAAACTCAACAAACTTGAGGTGTTGAGCGCCCTGCACCTCTATGGCTATGCCTTTTGTATGGTTGTAAAAATCTAAAGAGAGCTGTGTTCCGACAAGCCTAAACTCTTCATACACGGCGTCGTATTTCCAATATTTGTAAATATATTTTCTTACTTCAGCTTGGAACTTACTGCGACACTTGCCGTTCCACTTGATTTTGTACTTGTGAGCATTTCTTAAATCTTTTTCTTTGCCGTACAAGGTTTTAAATTTCATAAACGAGTAACCCTCCTGGTGCGCATCGTGGAGTGGCGTGGAGGGCGTTGTTGGGGTTATTTACACCAATTCTGTAATATTAGATTTAAAATAATTTATTAAAAATTCAGATAAACTTTTGTTTTCTTCAATAAAATTGAATACATTAGCTTCTCCATGAATTTTTTCTGGGATATCTGGGCAATAATCCTTAACTAGTTCTTTAAACTCTTCGCCAACAGTGATCCAAGCACCCTTTTTGGTGACGAACTCCCACATATACAATAAGTCGATGATCTCCTTCTCTACCCAAATTGATGTGCCACCAGTTCTTCCGTAGCGAATTGGGTAGGGAACTGTGTTATTTGTCTTCTCGTTGGGGGATTTTTTAATAGTAGCTTTTGCCCAGTGGCCAATAATTGGATTTGTTTTGGGGCAGGGTATTTTTTTAGATGCATCTTGTAGAATCCAATCTCCTCTATATCGGGGTTCAAATTCAATAATGTAATTAGCGAAGTGAAGCAGGGCGTTACCTCCAGTTGCGGATGTCTGACGCACAGGAGCCTTTGAGTATGGGTCGATCTTAATGTCTGCCCTCACTTGGCTGATGAAGATAGCCATATGGCCTCTTTTTGTGAGCTTAATAGACATTCTCTTCATAAAGTTGGCCGCGATAACTGCGCCACCAGCAACTTTGTTAGAATCGTAAAATGATTTTTCTATATCTTGTTTAGAAATCAATCCATCAACTGAGTCTAGGATAAAACAATATTTGAATTTATCCTCGTTTTTTTCAACCAAAGTATGCATTGCATCAACTACGACCTCATAAATATTACTTTCAAAAACAAAACAAGTTCCTTCCACCCACTCTTTAGCTGAAAAAACAAATCTTACACCAGACCTTTTCATCATTTCGTTGGAAAGCCTGCCTTCAGCTTTAATATAAAACCCTTTAGATCCTGGGGTGTCGTTTAGCATATTTTTCATCACCTCTAGTGAGGCTGATGTTTTACCTCCTTCATTCATGCCAACAAACCTGTGGAGGCCAGGGCTAAATCCACCATTAAGCATTAGGTCCAATTGTAAAGAGCCACTTGACACCTTGTAATCAATAGCCTCTTCAAAGTTGTAATGATCTTCCTTTTTTTCCTTAAGGAACTTTTCTAGTAGTTCTGAATCTTTATCGCTCATTTAAATAGTTCTTTTGTATTCTTTGGTTTATTATCTACTGAAACATAGTCATTTCCAGTCTTTTCTCCCAAAATAATTGGGTCATACTTGGAAAGATCGACTTTAAAGTTGAAGTTTCTCCACTTCCTGTTCATTGGTTCTTTTAGTGGTTCTGAAACTAAGTATGCGAGACTATCGTACTTTTTAGGAAAGGTTGCAATCTCTAAGAATTCTAGAGAATATCTGGCTTCAAGATCCTTTAAAAGCTTCATCTCCCTAGCCCAAAAGAATCTTTTTTGATTCTTGGGAACTTCTATCAATCTGTCAATAACAGCTTGCCTTCTTTTATGCGGAGTTAATTTCTTTAAGGTCATTCGCAACCATCCTACGGACTAATGACGGAAAGTCAACACTCTTTTCCCAATTTAAATCTTTTTGAGCTTCAGATGGGTCTCCCCACAAAAGTTCAACCTCGGCTGGTCTATAGAAGTCTGGGTTTACCTTAACCAAAGAGATCCCAGATGTAAATTCTCCAAGAAGATTGAATTTTTCATCTACCCCGCTACCACTCCAAGAACCTTTGATACCAGCGTTTTCAAAAGCCAACTCTACAAATTCACGTACTGTATGAGTTTCCCCAGAAGCTAGAAGATAGTCTTTGGGCTTATCTTCGTTCAGCATTAACCAAACGGCACGTACGAAGTCTTCTGCGTGGCTCCAATCCCTCTTAGCGTCCATATTACCCAACTCAAGTAAATCAAAGTCGAGATCACCTTCAGATAGGCATTTGGAAATTCTGGCCACAGCTTTGGTAATTTTTCTAGTTACAAACTCTTCTCCTCTGCGCTCGGATTCATGATTAAACAAATAACCTTGGATAGCAAAAAGATCATAAGAATCCCGCCAAACTTTAACAATCTGTCTGGCGGCAACCTTTGATGCGCCATAGGGACTTCTGGGTCTAGACGGGTGCTTCAGATCTTGTGGGCTATATGCAACATCACCAAACTCTTCAGATGAACCAGCGTTATAATATTTACAATCAGGGCAATGTTTCCGAATAGCCTCAAGTTGATGAAGGACTCCCATTGTATTGTTTTGAAAATGGTTAACTGGCATTCTCCAACTATTACCAACAAAAGAATTGGCGGCAAAATTAATAAAATAATCTGGTTTAATTTCTTCGATGCAAGATCTAATGCTGTGTTCGTCACCGAGGTCCATTTCAATCAGTTCAAAGTTTGGATCTTTAATGTGTTTGATGTTTTCGTGATTTGGTACGCTAAGTCTTCTAATTGCCCCATATACTTTGCAATTAGTAAACTTAAGAAGAAAGTCTGCCATATATGAACCGACCTGACCTGTTACACCTGTTACAATTATTTTTTTACTCATAAATCCACCCTATTTGGTATTCATCAAAAAATGTATTAATTTTGATATTTTGCATAAAATCCTTTATCATTTGACCTTTACCTTTCCCATCGAAATTATCGTCAACAACAATCAATGTACCTTTTTTAATTTTAGGAAAGATTGCTAACAATTCTTTCATATGGTGAAATGAACTTGGTGTTGGATTATTAAAATCTAAATCAAAGGAATCCAAATATAAAACGTCAATCATTGGAAAATTTTCATCCCTAGAAATTTCATGTAATTTTATTACTGAGTCACTACATATCAAATTACTTTTTGGCGAAACGTTTGATTTGGCAAAGTTGATATTACTAGGATTAATATCTATTGATGTAAAATTACCACCGACAGAATTAATATATTTATCAAACATTAGGGTGGACATCCCGTCGCCCTGCCAATTGTTTTCTTGTCTAGCTATGCCAGTTTCGAGGATAGTAACATCTTTTTTATTTAAGGAACCCAGGTATTCAAAAATTTTTTGAAATGTATCTCTGCGTTTCCCCAGTTTAAAATAATAATCTTTGTTAAATATATCTGTTAAAAAATTCATTTGTTTTTGTATTTAAACCATATAAATATCATAGTTATGCTCGATAATAAACTTAATGTATAGTTTATCAACCACCAAAAATCAATACCCACTCTTAATATTGTGTAAGCTATTGCTGAAATATACCCAATTACAGAAAGAATAAAAAGCGATATACTTACATCTTGTACTTTTTTTGTTTTTATGCTTTTAAATATTTGTGGCCAAATACAAGTACTAAAACAAACGGTATATATTAATCCTAAGAATTCTTCCATTTTAATGCCTCGGCTAGTGTTGGGCATTGTTCTATAAAAACTTTTTTACAGTCTTCTGCTACTTGGCGGTGTTCTTTTTGTGTTTCTTCTTGTGTCCGTAGTTCAATATAATGAATCCAGCTACGTAAGCTACCAGCCATGTACATTGTTGTTTCTGTGGATTGTGGTAGTATCATTCTAGCACTCTCTTTGGCAACACCAACGCTTATTAGTCTTTGGTAAATTTTAAAGGAAAAATCAATGTAATCTTCAATAAGACCAGAAGCTGGTCGAGTCATTTCCGCAAACCACTCGTCCATAATAACTGGATCAATTAATTCATCGCCAACCTGTCTATTTGTTTTCCCTTGTTTTCTGAGTTCAACGGGACGGGAAGTCAAGACTTCAGAATATCTTTGACTAAACTCTTGGAAAGCAAATGAGCGGTGACGAAGAATTTGTGCAGCAATAGCTCTACTAGTTTTAATTTCTAGCGTCATACTGACCATTTCAAATGGTGACCAGTGTTTGTGTTTAATTAAATATTTTAATAACTTTGGAGCTGTTTTTTTATTTAACTGATTACTAGGGTTGCTGACACGGGCGCAATAAGCCACCAAGTCTTCTGCGTTTTTAACCCCGTCGGTTTCGACGGGTTTAGAAATTGATATTAATTTTACTGACATCCATACATGTTATATCAAATATGGTCTTTGTCAATAGATATATAAGCATCTCTGCTTTTTTTCCACTCAGACCTGTGTTTTCTTATCCAAGTTAGTAGGGCAACCTCAAACCCTATATCTTTCCCTTTTTTTTCAGACTCTATCCATTTAAGTTTTAAAATTTCATCTCTTTCTGCTAGAAATTCCTTGTATAGACTAGATCCCGTTGGAAAGTTTTGGTTCATCAATACTCTTCGCTTATTTCTTTGGCTTGAGAAAGGGTGGGGTTGATTTCGAGAAGAGATGCGTCTGATTCTAATTCCGCTTCCACTTTCTTCCCAGCTCTCCATTGCTTACAAGACCAATATCTTGCTTTGTATTTGGGACCTGGATTGGTATCGCATTGGTGTCTAGCTCTAAATGATTTGCGTCTCGCTGGATCATCTCTTTTAATTTCCATATTTGGATCTCCAAAAGTTACCTTCACAACATTGCCTTTGTCATTTTTTACATAAACGCCAAACTTCTTTTTGGAACCTTTTGGGAGTCTGAATGGTTTATTTAAAGTTTTATTTTCTGCCTCTGTTTCGCAGTCCCAATTTTCAGATTCTGAGTATTCTAGTATTTCTGTATCTGAAATTTTAGAAGCTAGAAGATCAATTTTAGCCAAAGCTAATTCTACCTTTGAATAATCATCAAATAATGATTCGATGGTGAGATCAATCATCTCTTCTTCTGAGGCTTTAGCTACATCTTGGTCTGCCTTGCGGTAAGAATCTTTTACTTTTCCGCCTCTTACCATTTTCAAGAACATATTAACACGAGCCATTGCCCAGCTACCTCTTGTTTGACCAGGTCTGTGTGATGTCGAAAACGCACCAGCACCTCTGCGATAAATTTTTTTAAGCATTCCTAGTGTTATTTTTTTGGAATGTTTTTCGTTGTGTTCTTTTACTTTGTTTTTGAGTGATGTGGTGACCTTATCGCTAAAAGTAATCGCGCCAGCTGCAGAGCCAGGCTCGTTCATGGATGAGCCTTTTTTTCTCTCTTCTTCTTTTGCTGGTGTTTGAGCTGCGCTCTTGGGGCCTGGACGGCCAGCTTGAAGTTGTTGTGAAAAATCTAGTTCCATACCTATATGTTACACTTTTTTTAAAAAAACTCTAAATTAATTAGAGGGAAGCTCAAACATCCAAATAAATCCAGCGACAATGCTACCTATTATTGCTGTTGTAATAGTCCATACAACAGATCTTATGGTTTTGGTTGTGTCTTCAACGTGCGACAAATCTCTCTCAAGGACCCTCAATCGGTCGTCTTGGGCAACCATTCTTTTGAGAATAATTCTTGTATCATTACTTAAGCCTGTAATTCTTTCTTCGGCCCTAGCTAAAGAAACAACCGCTTCTGATACTTTGTCAACTTTTTGTTCTATTCTTAATAGTCTGTCGTCTATGTCTGCCATGATAATATTTACACCAAATAATCTGATTCTTCGGTTCCCAAAAGATCTTCTCTGAATTCTTCTGGATCTATACCAAAGGATTCACACGCTTCGTTCAATGTGTCAAAGTATGTCCACCCATCAACTGGGTAATCATACGTATCCTTTAGACTAATATCTAAAGTAAAATTCTTACTCTCTAAATGAGTTGAAAAGAGTACCAATGACCTCTTTACTCCAACTTCTAGTTTATAAAATCCGTTTTCTTCTTCCATAATTATAATGATATTGTCCACCCTTTATTGGTCGCTATAAGTTTATCAGCAGCTGTCAAATCAGCAGTATGTGAATTGTTTCTAAGATCAATAGTGGCAGAATGAGTTATTGTACAAAGGTGATTAAAAATATTTAGTATTGCATCTCGATCTAAACGAGTATAGCTCAGTACAACAGAATATTTAAATCCTGTTTCATCGGTAGGTCCACCTGGAAAATCAATGTATGATAAGTTTCTACACCCAGAGAATGTATTACTGTAATCTCCACCATCATTAGCATAAGAGAAATCTATACCGCTTATTTTCTGTAAAGTATAACAACCCTGAAAACATCTAAAGTATTCACCGTCTGACGGCCCTGCTGTCATGCCAATGAAAGTAATTTCCTTTAACTGATAACAATTTTGAAAGGTAGCATATAGTGAACTTACTCCAGATAAGGCTGATACGTGTATTGGTGGTAACTCTTGTAATAAATTGCAATATTGAAAGGTACTCTTCATTCGCGTCACATTCGTAAAATCTAGATGTGTGTATTGCGAACTAAATCTTCTTATGGTTGAATAATAAAATGTATTAAGCAAATCAAACGCCTTACTAAATTGGCCTATATACGGGAATACCGATATATTCCCATGGTAAGCCGCACCAAAAAACGCAATAGACATATCAAACACCGATGTTTCTGGTTGTTCAATATTTAAGGGAGACCAGTCTTGAATACTTACACAACCATTGAAGGTTCCGTATATCCCATATAGAACCTGACTGCCTCTAACCTTTGATATATTAAAGCCCTGCGGTATAGCTTTTAACCTTGAACATGACACAAACATTTCTCTTAGCCGCACTTCAGAAACAGTAGTGCTTATACCTATGTATGGAATATGCTCTAGTAAGGGACATATCCGAAACATTCTAAAAAATTCAGTACAGATTGGAAAGTCGCCGAATAGACCAGGGGGTAAATATTTCAGTGAACGGCAGACTGAGAAAGTTCCGTAAAAACTAGTGGTGTTCTCGTCAAACCAATTCTTATCTGGATTTGCAAATTCGTCTGGTATAGCTTCTAAATTCCAGCAATCGATGAACGCATTGCTAAAGGACTTATTACCTTCTGTCAGATATGGCACTTCTGGTATTGATCTTAACTCTCTCTTATAGTAGTATAACGTAATGTAATCTGTTGTTAGGCGGTTATTTGGAGTGTTTCTAATAGCAATTTGTTCACATAAATGCTGAGGATACGTTGTACCCATTCTAATTCTAGTACAATTTGACGTACTAATAAACATATCTAATATCGTTGACCCCCAGTAAATAGTAGCACTAGTAGCTGGACCCACTTTATTAAAGTCAATCATAGACCCAAATTTATCTCCGACAGCTGTAGGTGTAAGCTCAAATCGTGCTTGTCGATATCCTCTAAATTCTGTATCGGCTGGTAGATCATCATAATCATAAATATGAGTA